CAGATAATTATATCAATGTGAGTGGAACAGTCAAATTGAAGATACTACCTCCATCTAATTAAAAACTATAATACTATGTTATATTAGAGAATATAACATAGTGTCAAACGAAGTAATAATTTAGAAAGGACAATCGTTAGGGTCTCCTGGACATTTATATTTATTCCAAAAAGCCATTATAATAATGTAGAAAAGAAGTATTACAAGACTAATGATAGTTATAATAGCATAAGCGCCGACCAGCCAATCTGCTTTTGTCTTGGATAATGATGATAATGGATATAACGCGTACATAACAATTAGTCCGACTAATACACCTAATACAAAAGATGATCCAGGTCGAATGTAAAAAAGATAATAAGCACCAACTGCGATGACCAAAAGAACAATAAAATAAGCAACTAGCGCTGCTGCTAATTCATTCATTTAAATATAAAACATAAATATCTACCTTTTCTCTTTCTTCTTTTACATATTTTAATACAGAGAAAAGAAGCATCTTGTTCATGATTAATATATAATAGATTATTTTTATTTTACGTTTCCATGTTTTGATAGGTATCCTGAAGTGTATTGTGTATCTATAATGGCAAAAATAAGAAGGGAGATTGAACGAATAAATCCTAACTTCGGAGGGAATAGGGTTAAGCTACTATCCCAATAATACATCATTCACTCTCACTTTTTACACAATCAAGTCATAATGGAACCCCTTGAACTCTTACTCTTTACCACCCAATTCGAGCATTTCAATCGAGCATGTGAGATTCTTCAGAAGAACATCACGTTCATTGATACCAGTCAAACGGGATGTGGTAAGACATACATTTCCCTTTCTCTTGCCAAACATTTCGTGATACCTATTTTAGTGTTTTGTCCATTAGCAGTTGTTAAGAACTGGGATGATTTGATTAAGGATTTTGGAATCCCTTCCAGAGGTGTTTTCAACTATGAGTCCCTTACTGGTAACGTAAACTCACAACCATCTGTAGACATTTTACACAGGACCAATGAAAGGAATGAAGGAAAGAAGGTCAAACCAATATACACTGTTACTGAATCGTTCAGAGCAATGATGAAAGAAGGCACATTGCTCGTTTTGGATGAAGGTCACAAGTTCAAGAATGATTCAGCTGTCACAAAGGCTGTTACTGCTCTGACTACTGCTTTAATTGATTCTGTGTTAATAGATGGAACTCGATCAAGATGCTGCATCCTTTCTGCTACTCTCGCGGATAAGGAAGAACAGATTGAGAATATGTTCAAAGTACTTGGGTTTGTTAGAAATGAGAAATACATTGATGTAAATAAGCAAACCGCTTTAGTTACTTATACCGGATTACAAGAACTCTTGCTTATTTGCAACAGATATGACAGAGCAATGACTGAGTCCATCATGGCAAGGTATACTGTGACATCGAAAACATTGAAGAAAGTAGTATACGAACTCTTTGTTAAAGTGGTAGCTCCTCGCATAATGAGTAAAATGGAACCACCAAAGATTGAGGGTGAGAGGGATGCCAAGAATGGTTATTACAAGATGAATGATATAACAAGTAAATTATTGGATGAAGCGATTGAAGAATTATCGCACGCTGCTGGTTACAGAGATGATGGAACAGTAGATGGAGAGACAAAAGTAACTATTGGTGCCATTACTACATCATTACGCAATATTGAGAGTTGCAAAGTGAATTTATTCGCGAGATTGGCAAAGAGAGATTTGGATGATGTTCCTAATTCAAAGGTTATTTGTTGCTTGAACTATCTCGCGAATATTGATGCGTTGAGGGTAACACTTGCCGAGTACAATCCAATGATTCTCACTGGTGAAATACCAATAAAGCAAAGAAACATGATAATAAAGTTATTTCAGACTAGTCCCTATCATAGGTTGCTCATTTGTAATCCAAAGGTAGGTGGCGTTGGAATCTCTCTTCACGATATTGTTGGAAATAGTCCCAGATTTATGTACATCTCTCCTACTTATTCCATTCAGGATTCTCATCAAGCAGCTGGTCGTATTTACAGAATAGGAACTAAGTCAAAGGCTACAATTCGATTTGTCTATGGTAATGGTAAGAACAAGGAGACAGGTATTCTCAATGCATTGGCAATAAAGTCAAAGATATTAGAGGAGGTTAGTGGTAGTAGCGGTGTTCTATTCCCAGGACAATATCCTAATGAGATTGAAGGAGAGATGATTCAACCAAAATAGAGTAGAGAAGATAGTTATGTGTAATTAAAAAAAATGTATATAAGAGTGTGTATATAGTGTTAGTCTGTAATAAAAAACTAAAATAAAATACCTAATATCAGAGGATATTAGGTATTTTTTATTTCCTTTGTAAATGGATTTGATAACAGCGGGAAAAACCTTATCATACCCAGAATGTTGTGATTTATATCTTATATGTTTATTTAGTGGTCTTAGTCGAGTAAAGTTGATTGAAAGATTGATTTCATTTCAACATAATAAAGATCAATCGAAAGTTCCCACCTTACAGACCATTCTCTATAAAATAGAGATAGAAAGAGAATCTTCTTATAGAGGATTATCCATTCTCATCAATTCAATGAGTATTTATGAGATGAAGCAATTAATGTTGTCATATACTAATACCAATTCTAACAACGATAGGGTAAGTGGTATCAACAATATTAAGTTTCAGCTTGAGAGATATCTCATAGCAGTAACGGAGGATGATTTGATTCAAATGTCATTTATCATACAAGATGATAGTATCTTAGAAGAAGATACGGTAATAATATATCCGTCTCCTATGATGTGTATTTCTCTTCTTATTCCCATTGGATTTCGTATAAATGTAAAGGCAAAAGAGATCATCATGATATGGTTAGCGAGAATTAAATTATTTTCCTTTCTTCGATTATCTGACCATATCTCACAGTTACAGGGATTAACCTATGGTCATTGCCATTTAATCATTAAATCGAGTAATCTGGTAGATATTCTCTTAAAATTAGATAGGATAGGAGATAAAATACTAACACAAAGTATTCTTTCATACATTCCTTCTCTCGACATAATGAAGTTACAGGATAGAGATTACATTAATTCCTTCAAAAAGACAAAGAATATCAAATTAATATAATATAAAATGTAGGGAATGATAATATAAAGAGTATATAATAAAATATAAGAATGGCCTCATATAACAAATCTTACATTCACGGTGACAACTTACTCCTTACATCCCAAGGTTACATTCAAGTAAAGAAACTATCTATTGGTGATATCTTATATAATGGTAATCGAGAACCTTTTAGTATTAACAGTATTAATACTGTTAATACTAAAAGAGAATATCATGATGTATATTTCTCGTCTCAAAATAAGATATCTGTCTCATCTAATTTTAAACTAATGACACATATCAAAGATAACAATAATAGAGGTATTCTTAGTGATAAATGGATGTCAGTAGAGAATATCTTTTATACCTTATCATCTTCTCCATTAGAATCACCAATAATGGGATTACTATCAGGTTCTTTACCAATGGAAACGTCTCTCATTGTAAGTAATAGTATAATAAGAGATACTTTTACCGATCTGTCGAAAGGTAACATTGATATTGTAAAAGAGAATTCTCTTATGTTATGGGAGAACTCATCCCTGAGGAAGATATTAAGTTTAGTTAATAAGAACGGATTACCTACCCACAGTTTAATGGAACTATTTAAATCAGGACTATCTAGCGGATTATTCAATGCTAACACACTCACCAGTATGAAAACATCCAATATTGGATGTTTTAGTAATATAGAAGAATCACCTTATGTAACAATTGGAGACATCTCTGATGTCTATTCGAGCGAAGATAATGGATATATTATTAATAATGGTCGAGAAGACTCTATTATAATTAATGGAGTAATAGGGAGATTTTAAAAATTAACGTAAAGAATACTGTCTTTACGTTAAAAGACTATAAGAGAATATTATGCTAATATTCAACTCAATGGAGAAAGAACCAGAAATAGGAACAGGTTTAGAATCACTAATACAATCTAAGCTTACCATTGATTCTAGCAATGCACCACAAATAAACATTCAATTGTTTGATACACAGATAAATCATTTCAATAGAGCCGTTTCTATTCTTCTAAATAATCATTGTTTTATTGATACTAGTGTGATGGGATCTGGTAAATCATTTATAATAATGGCTCTTTCACAATATTTTGATATACCTCTATTAGTATTCTGTCCTGGTGTAGTTGAAGGAATGTGGAGAAGCTATATGAAAGATCATAGCATAAAAGATTTTGGAGAAAACTCTGTTATTACTTATACCTCTCTTGTTGGTAAGGAAGGTCATCCATCCAAGTTTGATATTATTAGAAGAAATGATAATATAAGAGGTATTGGTAAATTCACTGCTACTGAGAATTTTCACCAGATTATTAAACATGGAGCTTTAGTTGTTTTCGATGAAGCCCATTCTCTCAAGAACAACTCAGATCAATTTAAAGCATGTACTGCTCTCACGAGGGCGATGATATCTACTGTATCATCTTCGCGTTTTTGTGTTCTTTCTGCTACCTTAATGGATAAAGAAGAACAGGCGTGTAATATGGTAAAATTTCTTGGATTTGTTACAGGAGATAAAATGTATGATCTTGATAGAGAAACAAAGAAAGTTATTCCTCATGGATTGGGACAACTTATTGAAACATGTAAAAAATACGATGAGAATAAGACGAATCTCATTCTCTCTGGAAACTCACTCAAAATTAAGAAAAATATTAAGTTAATAGTATTCAAATTATTTACTGAAGTTATCAAGAATAGAGTAATGTCATCTATGATTCCTCCAGTAATAAAGGCAAAGAAGGATGCGAAGAATGGTTATTATAAAATGCCAAAAAAGAACATGATTCTTTTAGACCAGGCGATATCTGAGTTGGCTTCTGCTACCAATTTCAATGTTTCAAACGAAGATGTTGATAATACTAATCTTGGAGGTATCACTACCGCATTAGTGAAAATAGAAGCAGCAAAAATATCAACATTTGCCAGATTAGCTCGAGAAACACTTAGCAGAGAAAAGAACTCCAAAGTAATATGTTGTCTTAATTATGTCAAAGAGAATCTACCTGATCTTGTTGATCTTTTAAAAGATTATGAACCACTCGTATTATATGGAAAGATCGAGATTAAATTTCGAGATAGCATTATCAAAGCTTTTCAGACAGATCCTACTCGTAGATTACTTATCTGTAATATTAAAATAGGAGGAATAGGAATCTCTCTCCATGATATTGTTGGAAATAGTCCTCGTACTATGTATGTCTCACCTAATTATTCTATTCAAGATTCTCATCAAGCAGGCGGTCGTATTTATCGAGTAGGAACACTTTCAACTGCTACAATAAGATTTGTTTATGGCGCTGGAAAGAAGAAAGAGACAGGAATATTAATGGCATTAGCCAAGAAAACCAATGTATTGAAAGCTTCTAC